CCTGTAGCTAAAGTAACCGACCCTGTATTATTAGTTTTACCATTCATAATGCCATTGACTACCTCAGCAATTCCACGCTGATCTGATCCGAATGGCGGTAAAACTCTAAACATTACCTAGTTCCTAGTTGGCTTAAATCAATGTCCAATCCTACTGCCGATGTCCAGCTACCTGTAGGTGTTAATTGTAGACGATGATACCGCCCTATACCACGCACAGACACTCTATTTTCGCTATCTGCTGCGGTCTGAGAGCTAAATGCTGTGGCTTCCGATAAAAGCCTACGAGATAACAAAGCTACCGACCCAGAGCCATCATCTACGATGGGTTTTACCATTGTGATTGAGGAAGTAGCACCTGGCACTTCTATATCGCCTGTTTCTAAGTAGGCTGTAGCATTAGCACCTGTAAAAGTAACAATTTTTGCACCATCTACACCTGCTAATTGTAGTTTTCCACCAAGCCAAAGTCTGCTATCAAAGCTAGTAAGGATGGTTTCTAATGTTCCGTAGGTATCCATGCCTTCTAAAGTAACAGCAGGAGTAGAGGTAGATGCTATTCTGTCTACAGAAGTAGTACCACTAGACCATTTTTGAGTCTGATAGTTGTAAATAAGTAGGCTATCAGGTGTAGCAGAACTATTGGATGCGTATGCCCAAATAATAAGTTTCTTAACTGGATCTGCTGCTGCCGACATGAGGTACAAAGTACCTTCATCTACATTATCAAAGAAGAATCGGTTTACTTTCTCGCTACCAATAGGAATTACATTCTGTCCATCACAGGCATAAAAGCCATCATCGCCTAAGAAGAACGCTGTGCCACCATACTGAATAATAGAGTTAGCCTCATAACATCCTAAGTTACGACTAATATTGTCGAACTGAAAGACTAAAGGACTGCCAATATAAGACATCCGATGGATTGCTCGATCCATAAAGATTAGACCAAACTCACCACCTGTAACACCGACTACCGAGCCACCATCAGGAATATCCTGAAAGTCTGCTTGGGTAGTAGCGGATTGAGTCCAAGAGGACTCATCGCCTAATGCTGACCATTGCACTCTATTTGGATAGCTTGATTGATACCCAGACACTACAAAGTCGCGCACTACAGTTACATATCGTGCTTCTGGTGCATCGGCTGCAAGGTTTGCAAACAAAGAAGAACTGTTTAAGTTAAATCCCTGTAATTTATCGTTGCCATTAGCTGCAACAATTACATTACCAAACTGCGTAAATCTAAAACGCTGATCGGTAGGGGTTGTATAGTTTCCTGATTTTGATACATTGTCTAAAGACAAATCACCTGAATCTAATTTAAATAGTTTTGTAGAGCCACCAGCAAATACAGTGGTAGCTCCTGCTGTGGTCTTGCCTGCTACTACATTGTTAAGGTTTTCGGATGCTGCTGCTGAGTAATCTACAGCAATAGGAATAGCACCATAGCCGACAAGTTTAGGATAGACATTCTCTGCCCTACGCAGTCCATTAGTAAGACCTGGCTGATCTGGTGTCCACTCCCCAAATGATATTCTGCTTATTGCCATTGTTCTGTTCCACTAGATATTTGAGTCCAAGTTGTCGTTGTGGCTGTAATTCCTGTCCACGACTCTGATCCTGCTGTTTGTGCTGTCCATATATTAGAACTAGCTGTTATACCTGTCCAAGCCTCTGACCCTGCTGTTACGGCTGTCCAATTATCGCCTAATCTATTACCACTTGCGACTACTGTTCCGTTTGCTGTTATTAATGCACTTGCAGAGTAAATTGCAATGGCTTGTGCATCTACATACGCTTCTGCAATAATGATGCCTTCACCAGCATACTGTGCATTGCCACTACCTGTTACTGTGGTTGTTGTTGTTATTTCTGCAACAGATGTTCTAACCCGAATAGCATCAGACTCTGCACTTGCATTGCCTGTAATTGTCGCATCGCCTGTTCTAACTCTAATGCCTGTACTTTCTACGCTTGCTTCTGCAGTAACAAAAGCACTTGCTGATCCTATAATTTCAATTGCTGTTGCATCAACTGTTGCAATTGCATTAACTAATCCTTCTCCAGCAAACACTCCAATTGCTGCTGCATTAACTGTGGCATCCGCAGTAATACTTGCTGATCCGCTTCTAACGGCAATACCATCAGCGACTACTGCTGCATCTGCGGTAATGTCTGCACTAGCAAACCTTGTTAATTGTCCTGCTGCTACTACAGAAGCATCTGCTGTAACAAGTGCCTCACCTGTGCGCTGACGAACACCATCCGCAGTAACTGTGGCATCTGCTGCAATAGATGCAGATGGGAACTTAACGCACAGCGTATTCCATACAGGATCATCAAACGAGATTTTGAGTTGGTCTAGATTCCCAAGGGAATCCATGTCCTCTAATCTCCAATTACCGCATACTTCGTCTGTTTCCCAAGTATGGTCGAATGAGTATGGTACTTGCTCTAAAGTCCCGAACTGATCTAACTGTTCGAGAGTTAATGGCATTAGGCTAGGGTAACTGAGAGGCTACCAGATGCAATCTTAAAGATGTCTCCTGTATCAATTGCCTTAGATGTTGTAAGGGGTGTGTGATACAAAAGGTTACCAGTAGTAAGCGCATCTAAGATACCGATATGACTAATCGTTCCCCAAGAGGTTGTGGCTTGATCGAATGTAATGTCTGCTGTAGTTACCGATGCACCATTGCTAGGCGCGCCAAAGGTAGCTGATTTACGAGCATAAGAACCACCAGTACATTCTGTGCCTGTATTAGCATCTGTTGGGTCGCTAGTGTAGAGACCAACATAGACTACAGATGGAGATGTAAAGGTTGTTGCTCGTATAGTTGCATTTACTAGTGCATTCTCTAGGTAGTTTGACATTTCAGCCATGTTATTTCCTTATCGTGAAGTTACGCGCATTTGTAATGGGACACCCGAATACTCACCATTTTGGTCAGCATTAGAGATATTTTGAATTGCTCTGTCGTACAGGGTTGCCCATGTCTGACTTCTTGCATCGTTAATCAAGTATGGCTCTGCTTCTAAAAGAGAGGCATAGAGGAGAGCATCTGGATAATTAGCAAGAAATACATTGCTTGCATTACCAGTAGACAATACAGTAGGTTTAGCATAATAAAGGATCTCCAATGTATATGCTGTGTCTGGCTTTGGTGCTAACTCAAACTCGCTTGCCAGGATTGTGTAATAAATAGGTTTGCCACTCTCATCTGCTGGTGCATCTCTAGTAAATGTACTAGGAGACATATAGGTAATAGGGTATCTTGGGCTGCCTTGGATATGTAAGTCTCGAATCTCTAAGAAGTCTGTAGGTAGGGCTACTTTGCCATCACCACTTACTGTTAGTGCGTTAGCTGACTTTAACATCTGCCGAGTGCGTAGGTCTCTTGCCATGCGTAGCTCTGCAAAACTAATAAAATCAGGGATAACCGATGTTAAGTCTGTTCGACCTAAGTAGTTAGCCACCGATGCTTTCAGATCGGTAAAGTTTGTGTAAGCCATGATTTCCTAATCTTTTGGTAGTTCGATGTTATGCCATCCATAGACATACTGCCCAATATGCTTTATCTGCTTGGATAGATCGTGGTCTACCCAAGTATCAACACCTTCATCTTTTGCTTTGATGCAAAAGTAAATATCTTCACCCAGTATCTTGTTGTTTAAAAGCTGCTCAAAGTAGAAGTAGGGTTTTTCCATCTTCTTAATGACACTCTGTTTAATCAACATAATTCCACAGCCAATCCCATCTACTTTCTCAACACCTGACTTAGCATTGGAGTAGACCGCTACCCAATCTACAGAGCCATCCTCGTTTATATGGATGTTCCTAGCTGTAGGGTTAACAGGTTCTGCCCTTGTAGTTGCGTTGACCCCGATAATATCTTTATCGTGAGCCATCAATATTTTTAAGGTATCTTGTGGAAACCTCATATCTGCATCTACAAAGAGCAGATAGTCTGCCTTGTTTTCTAGTGCTGTTTCTACCAACTTATTCCTCTGGTCAAATATTAGCGTTCCAGAGCTAGTAAACAGGTCTATATCGTGTTTTGTGGTCTTAATGGTATACGCACACATTGCTACTAAATCAAACGCTGTAGCGACTTCCATTTGCCCTCTAGCTGGCATTAATATAGCAATCCTCATACCTGACCCCCTCTAGTTCTAAATACCTTATTATCAGGGTTATTTAGCCACTTTTTGAGGGCTTTTTGATCGGTTATATGAAAGCCTCGCATAATTCCCATTACATTTAGAGTCTCAATAATCTCTAAAGGTAATGATGCTATTTTATTCTTTGCATCGTATGGGGTATCTCCCCATCCTGTCTTTTCACTACGCTGATTATATTGTGCCTTTGTATGGTCAATAAAATCGTCTAACTGTGTTTCTGTCTTAATAATAAGACCGCCCTCGCCATCTGCGTAGGCTGTTTTTACTACTCCGTTTACTACACCTAAGTTACCTCGTTTGCCGAGTTCTGACATAAAGACTCCTAGAAAGGGGGCAGGTTTTGCCCACCCCCTATTCTACAACTTATCTACTATTTATCAAGATAAGTCGAAAGCACCACCATGAGCAGCTTCATTGCGAACTTCGAGGGTCAATTCAGCCAAGATTTGTTTCTTGTCTGCATCGCCTACTTTTGCAATGTCGTTGGTCTGGAATGGTCGCAGATACGCTAATGCTGCATACTCAGGATCGAGTACGAGGGCATCACGAGTACGCTGGAATCTATTTGGAACAATTTGGAGAACTCCGAAATCGCTTTGATAGAGATCAGCACCACTAAGGATTGTTGCTTGACCACTTGTAGGTACTTGGTAGCGTTGTGCAGCCAAACCAGTAAAGCCTGATACAACTTGCTTTTGTGTTGGGCTAACAAACAATGCTGATGGTGTACCACCGCTAGAGAATACTTTAGCGATAACATCTTTGAGGATGGTCTCGGTAAATGTGCGGGTTGATCCATCTGTACGAGTAGAGACACCAAGGGTTGTTGGGTCTACACCAGTAAGTGAAGTACCATTCTTGCTTGTGTTGGTCTTGATGTACGAGAGCAAAGAACCCATCTTACGACCAGTTGTACCAGAAGTACCTGCTGCTTGACCTTGGTTTGCTGTGATGATGGTCTCGATGTCGCGCTTGATCTCAGCAGATGCTTTAGCCAACTGGTAAGCCATCTCAGACTTACGACCAGCAAGGTCAGAAGCCAAGAGAGTACCAGAAACCATAACAGTCTTACCTACGATCTGTGTCAAGTTTGCGAGACGGGTTGTTGGGGTAATAGTACCCTCAGAAGCGGATGCACCTTCAACTAATGCGTTGGCGGTGGTAGCTGCTGCGAGACTATCTGTTTGCCATTCATGCGTAACCGATGTTGCTTTGGTTTTGCCAATGGATGACATGATTGGGGTGTCGGTAGGGCTGATGTCATAGATAACATCTGTTAAGTCCTCACGCGCACCAATAGCGGTGTAGCGATCATATGCTGCCATGATTAAATTCCTTTATAAAAATCGTTCAAATAAACGAGCTGCATCCTTTTTATTGCCAGATTGGCGTAATGCTGCTCTATCTTTTTTTACTGTCTCATTCTCGGAACTCTGCGGATTAGATGTTCCTGGTCGAATCGTCTTAGGCGCATTGGCTACTTTCTTAGAAGTAACACCTTTGCCTGCCATCAACTTATCGTACTGTGCTGCTTTATAGAGGGCTAGTACAGCGCGACTATCGTAAACCTGAGACAACTCTTGGTCTGAGAATCCTTGAGCTTTAGCATAATTGCGTATGTCTCTACGGATTACTTCGGCTTTCACATCATCCTTAAACTCTGGGATAGCCTCTACAAGTTTTGCCTGCTCTGCTTGAATATGCTTTTGCAACTGGGCTTGTTGATGGGACTGCTGTTCTTGTTGAACTCGCTGTCTTTCAATCTGCACCGCTTGCAACTGCTTATCTCGTTCCATCTTCTCTCCCATTGCAACTGCGTAAGCAATTGGATCTTCTGCCTTGAGTGATGCTAAATCTTGGCTTTGATCTTGTTGCTGTAACAATTGTTCAATGACTTGGAGTCGTTGGGCATATGTTTCTCTAGTCTTTGCTGCTTCATCAATCTTTACTCGATCAGCCTCTACAGCCTTTCGTTGTTCCGCTAAAGATTGAGTTTTCTTCTGATAATCGGCAGTCCTACTGTAACCATTTAAAAGCTCATCAAGGCTAACTTCCACTTCTTCACCAGAGACTTTAACTCGGTATTTGGGGAGTTCCTCTACTTCTTCTTCTTGGCTCTCAGCTTCTTCTGCACTTACATCTTGCTCCTCGGACTCGGCAGAATACTCTGCCTCACTAGGTTCTGGTTGGGCTTTCGCCTCCTCCGCTTGTGGTTCAAGAAAAGACATAAATGCATTAGCTGCACCTGATACAGAATTGTCTACACTCCCTTGTGGGTTGGTGTTTTCACTCATTTTCGACCTCTATGGTTGATTAAAAAACCTTTATTCGCTTCTTTTCAATTTCGCCATTGTGTGCGATTGATTGAATAGATGCTTCAAATTCCTCTAGTGCCTTTAGTTTGACTAAGGCTCTTTCTCTGCCTTCTACATCATGCTCGGCAGAACTAAAGATATACGACTTGAATGAGTCTTTCTGAGCCTGTAATAGCTCTTGGAAAAACTCATCACCTAATAATGTTTTAGCTCTATCGGTGTTGTTCATCCAGGTATCCTGACATCCCCTGTAAGTTTAGCTCCTACTTGTGCTGCTTTTAACTGAGCCTCTGCTTGGAACTCTGCTGTCTTGAGTTCTAGGTTAGCTGCTGCCTTCTCTCTTTCGAGTTGGATAGAGGCTTGTGCTTTAGCCTTGGCAATCTCAATCTCGTTGATTGCTTTGGCTCTGTCTGTTTCAATCTGTGCCTGTGCCTGTTGCATCATCATGTCTAACGCAGGGTTAGGCTGTTGTTGTGGTGGCTGTGGCTGAGACAACTGTTGGTCTAGCTCTGGTGGAATCTCTTTAAAGAACTCCATTGAGTCTTTGTACCCTGCTGCCTCGATAAACTTACCAAGTGTGTTGCGATACTGACCTACGCTTACTAACGGATTAGCAAAGCCTTGAGTCTGTAGAATCTGCTCTTGTTTCTGCATTACCATTGCTGCCATAGCCATCTTCTGATCTTGGTTGCCTGTGCCTAGACCAACATTGACTGTTACATCGTAGTTGTTCTTCCACTCCCTAGGGTCTATAGAGACATACTTGCCTCGTAAACGAATGACCCTTGGCTTGTCCTGATACTTTAGGATCAAGTGGAATATACCTGCAAATAAGGCTTTTACACCTGTATCAGCAAAGATTCTAGCAATCATCTCTATGCGACCAGAGCCTGCTTGTTGCATTGCTGCAATCGCTGTGGCTGTGGTGTTTTGTAGAATGTTAGGATCAATACCCTGACTTGTCTGTGTAACACCTGAACGCTTCTGCAATACCTGATCCATGTAATCCAACATGGGAAACGACTGTGATGCTGTTGCTGGCACAGATAATGGCTGTACCGCACCCTGAGACTTAATCCGCACTACACCGCCAGGCGCAGAGGTTAATAGGTCATCTAGGTTTACTTGTCCATCTAGGGCTGTAACCCTAGGCATATTAGTTAGGTACAGGTTATCTAGGATCTGACGAGTAATCGTAGACTTGATAAGCTGAATGTCCATTGCTCTGTCGGCTAGACTCTGACCAAAGAACTTGTGTGGCATAGGAATAGGGCAGATGCTTGCAAAGGGAATATGATCTATTTCCTCGTTGTCAATAATCTGATCGCCTGCATAGACTACCTTGCGGAGTTCTGCAATCCCATCGCCATCAAAGTCGGTGCGAATATAGCACTCGAACAATTCTACTTCTTGCATCGTAAAGTCTAAGCTCTGTGTCTCGTCTGGCATCTCGCCTGCGCTGTACCTTGCTACTCTTTCAGGAGTATATGTA